TCTCTACCTGCTAGTATATATACCTACCGATAGTTCTTAGGAGTGAATCGGAGTGAGGAGAAGGTTTAGATAGTGATTAGAAGGTACAGGAGTGTTCCGATGTCTACTGCTATTTATATATCTCCTCTTATTATACTAATAGGGGGGTTGTTCGTCCCCCTACGAACGGTTATGGGGGGGAGTGATTGTTCGTATAGAGACGAATGAATATTGTTCGTATGTATACGATTGTTCGTATGTATACAGCGACATCCTTATATAGGGACACGTCATTCTAGATACTAACGGAGGAATACTATGAATACAATAGAAACAAATGAAGTATATATTGGAATACAAAAGAAAACAGATGCATTAATAATGCTGAGAATACACGCACAGGATATAGCGGATTACGCTACTAAGGAATGTTCTTTTTGTAGTTCTGTATCGTGCTATGATTGCCCGCTAAATGTGGGAGTTAAGGAAATTGTTTGCTTGTCACTTGTGAAAGTAATAAGATAAGAGGTAAAGGCTTATAGAACCCGAAATTTTTGATTAAATAGGAGAAATAAATATGGCACAAGTGACACGAAAATGGATTACAGAATACGTGGATACCCTCTATTGTTTTGGGGGGCAAGTAGATAAAGAAAACTATAAAGAATATGTCTTGGGAATCAAGACACTTCAAACAACATTATCCGCAGCAGCAGTAAGGGGCGAAGTTGAAATAAAAGGAAAGTTTGGGATTCTAATTCCAGGTATAGGCTGGGCGGATTGCTTCCCGAAAGAGGGATTTTAATTTTTGAGGACATATGTAGAGGTATAAATATGAACGAAACACTAATTAATAACATAACGATAGAAGAAGCACAGACAGGAGTAATACGTGAGTGTCCGTACTGTCTCTCCCGCAAAATAGAATCGATGGGATTCAGAGACAATACGGAGACCGTCAGGAGATATAGGTGTAAAAATCCTGACTGTCTAAAAAGTCATTCAAGGGATGCTAACACGTTTGTACTACTTGGAAACGTGGATACTATAACACCTGTAGAGGAAAAAGCCACAACTGTTAAAAAATGTTCTCGTACTTTGAATATAACTCCTCGAACTAAAGAACGATTCGATAATTTAAAGCGATATTACAGAGAGACACATGACGATATATTGAACCGTATAATCGACCAAATGTATGGGAAGGAAACATGATACCAGATCTTGAAGTAATACGGAAGATATGCATAAGTAGGAACATGAAAGAATTATCTATCTCTTCATTCCCTACTTTTGCAAATCAATCACATAATGAAGGGATAGAGGTCAAAGGCGGGAAAGTCTTATCTTTTTGGGCGAATGTCGGAGGGGAAGCACGAAATTACACAGAACCGCCGGGCGAAGCCATAAAAGTAACCTTACAGATGATAGCGGATGCGAGGGATATCGGGGAAGATCAAACAGTAGTACCAGAACCGACCCACAACGCAAAAGAAATGAATCCAGAAATGATTAACAATCTACCTGCTATTTTTCAAGGGGATAAGATTATCACTTTTGCAGATATGGATGACTTCCAAAAGAAATATCCTTCTACGATCAGCAGAATGTTGTTGTTTCAACATACACCAAAAAAACTAATCAAATCCAAAAACGGAAGAGGTGGGAAACAGTCCTACTTAGAAGGTTACGTAATGAAAATGGAAGCTTGGATTGCTTTCTTAGGTCAAGTATCGTCTACAATAGAAGGATTCATAGAAGATTCACAAGGGGTGACTTGTTTCGGGTCTATTACCGTACCTGTTGATGGTCAACTTATTACGGTTTCGGGTGTGGGAATAGACCTTCAAGAATTTACAAAAGAAGGACAAAAACCAGTTTTTTCGCTACATGAATTACGGAAAAATGCATGTACTGACATGAAAAAAAAGATTCTCGCTGATATGGGATTTAATAGGGATGTGTATAGTGGGGAGGTATAATATGTGCACATCTACGAAAAAAGGTAGTATAAAAGAATATATCTGTGATAAAGAACAAGGGCATACTGGGGCGCATCATGCAACATGGACAGAGTTAGAAAAAAGGATAAACAATAAAATACCGTATATGGAAACGGTAAAATATGATACGTGGTGGTAAGTATGATACTGTGTATTAAAGATAAAACCCTTTATCTTTTTGAAGATAGAGAGCAGTGTGAAGAGCATAGTAGTATTTTATCTGATTTTTCTAAAGCAGAATATGATGAAAATTTAATCTTTATCGAAGTTAAAGACTTGATATTAAGAGATTGCAGGAAAAAACTATGAGGGATAAAATGAAAAATAAAATATACTGTATATTTTCTTTTTTAGACCGTTCTTTGTTTAAACTTAAACATAAGTTCGCTGTGGCTTCGTTTGGGGAAACGCTACGCCCGTTTGCGTTACAACTAATCGGAAAAGAAAACTTAATCGGTGTGGAGATAGGAACATATAAAGGAGAGCACGCAAATACATTAGTATCTAAACTACATATTAAAAAACTGTATTGTGTTGATCCCTGGGAAGATTATGCTGAGTACACAGACCACTACGGAAAAAAACAGGAACTTAATAAGGTATATTTATATGTATGCTCTCGTTTCAAAAAAGTTAAAAACATACAAATCTGTAAAGGATATTCTACAGATGCAAATATCTTTAATGCTATACCGGAAAACTTAGATTTTATTTATGTAGATGGGAATCACCGCTACGAATTTGTGAAGTTAGATATAGAAACGTACTGGAGTAAATTAAGAACAGGTGGTATATTGGCGGGTCACGATATTGATAATGGATATTGTGATGAACATAACGGTGTAATTCAAGCCGTGATGGAATTTGCAATAAAGAACAAACTGGTTTTACGTATTTTTCATCCTGATTGGTGGATAGTCAAAGGGGTTTAATGAATGGCTGAATATTACGCTAAATGTAAAGCCTGTGATATGCTTTTTGAAGGACATCCTATAAAATGCGTTAACTGTGGGTCTAAAAAATTTGTAGTTCTTGAAGGAATACCTGATATTTCGTATATGGAGGCGATACTATGACGTTAAGACGTTGCAGATATTGTATATGGCATCAAACAACGGGAAAAAACTGTGATTACAAAATTACAACTTCGTTTCCTATGTTCGCATGCTTGATAATAAAGAGGGAGTAAAATGAACATAAAAATAACTGATTACGTACATGATAACGCTACAATATCTTCTATCCCTGTAAAACATCGTATTAGAGATAAATTATATATACCTATTGATGTAAAAGGTAATTTTGAGGTTGTATATGTCGAACGACGATAAAGATTTAATATGCATGGCGCAATGTAAATTAACTATGCAACAATCTAATTTACTGGATGAAATGGCACGACGAAATAATACCACTCGTTCTTATGAATTACGAATGATACTTACGCTATACGGCAAACAGAGATTAAATATAGACGATGAAACGCATAAGGAATTAATGGATGCCGAAAAGGCAGGGATGAGTCTGTATGAACTTTATAAAGAAATTTATCCAGATAGGTCTTGTATACCGATACTACATAGTATACCATGGTATACCGGTATACATTTTACACTGTTAAATTTCATAGGGTTATTAGAGCTCGAAATGATAAACAAAAGCACCAGAGAACTCCTTTTTAAGTATACCAATAGATTTTACACTCCGATTCAAGCTCGCTACCCGGAGATTGCTTTGATTATGGTAAAGGTACTCGACATGACACGTAAGGACATAGTGAGATTGGAAGTTTTTAATATACATGAAGAGGTATAAATGACTCATGGATATGAATTTTTTGATTATATATATGAAGATATAGATGATTATTATACAGATTTAGATGATTTTATTGGCTGGGAAGAGGGCATAAGTGAAGATTGGAGGGAAATAGAAGAAATATATAACGAATATGAAGAATATATAAGCGAAGATGGAGATATTCAAGGATGGGATTAATCATGAAATATGAAGTGTATAAACAGGATAATAATAAATTAGATACAGAAAAAGTAACACGATTTCATACCACAAAGAAATTAGTTGCATTTACATTTATGGATGAAAAGAATAAACTCGAAGGTAGGAACATATGGCGTGTTGCTATGTGTCTAACGAAATATGTTTGCTTCGATATAGATATACCCTCAGAAAAAAATATAAAAGAAGTTACCGCGTACTATACAGCCCTTTTTGGATATAATTTTCGCATAATTAGAACGAATGCGGGATATCATCTTATATCTAAGAAAAAATATACTAATAAAGCTGAATGGCTACTTGATGAATGTAGAATTCTAAATCCATTTGTGGAAAGTTGTAACGTACCGGATTACATACAGAGGGTTAAGGAATTTTATAGGGAACAATCTAAGACGAAAATGAAAGAAGGGATTACAAAAGATAAATTCTTGGATGAACTTTCTAATGAATTTAGAAAGAGCGGTTTATTTTTTGGAGTAGGTATATTTGATATTCTTTTTTCTATCAATGTACTTTTTAGGGGATATCATTGTATACGAATAAGCAAAAAAAGCAAAGACGATAATCCTGAAGAAATATTTACATTCCCATAGGTATATATACTATTACGATATATAAGGATATGAGGTATAACTCATGGTAAAGAAAAATAAACAAGATATAGCTAAAATTGAGCAGGATAGAAAAGAGAAATTAGACGCAGACTATGCGTTTTATTTCGAAAACATGGAAGCACGAATCAGCGCGGGCGAAAAACTTGAAATAAAACCCTTTGATACTTGGGTACGAAAAGCCATAAAGACCATGCCCGATACGTCAACCGTTGAAATTCAAGTTTCAGGGGATAGCGGAGAAACAAAACATGCCAGATTCGTACGGATCAAAAATATGAGAATGGCAAAAATCCTTAACGCTATGGATGGAATAATCAACCTGTCCGCTGCACAGTATGAATCCAGCCCAGAGGAACAAGCTAAAGTCGTTAATGCACTCAGGCTTAAAGTAATTGATATTGAAAACAGTTTCAAGGTACAAACAAAGCCCGTATATGATTATTAAAAATGACACTGGGATAAGGTTTTTGATAGGTCTATATCCTTATCCTATTTCTTTTATTTCTTCTCTTTTTATTTCGTTTAATGAAGAGATATTATTTTTCTGCATATCATCATACCACGATATACGCTCGATAGTTTTTGCTAAGCGTCTATAATACTGGGTATTATAAGAATTAGCAATAGCGGTATTAAATAAGATTCGTTTCTTTTCATATACAGCATCTTTTTTAATTCCTTTTAATTGATACTCCCGCTCGCTTAAATATGTTTCAACAGTAAAAAATAAAGGAGTTAATTCTTTTCTTCCGCTTTTTGACATAAGGGATAAAGGATTTGAGAATTTAGAGATAATAATAAATAATGCCATTTCACGTATCACTATATTGATACGTCTATAGTTTTGAGCTATTATATACACATCAATATTATTATGACCAGTTGTTGCGAAAAAATCATGTTGTGAATCGGATAGTTTAGTATGACAGTTTACGATTTTATAGGCTTCATCAAGCACTATAGTACAATCATGTAACCCCCTATCTATATAAGAGTCTTGCCATTTATATGGTGATAATACTTTTTGCTCAATAGCCGGAAGCCTTTTAAGTTTACGATATAAGTTTATGAGTTTTTCTTTAATATTGTATGGTATTTTGTATATAACAGGATAATTAGTATATACCGTTTTACCATCTTTAAGTAGCCGGATAACTTCTGACGTAGTATAATAGCTTTTTCCTTGTGAAGGCGCTGCACTAATTATTTTAGAACTCATAAATTATAAAATAAACAAAAAGGGATTTAACCGCTTAATCCCTTAAAGGTAATTACTCCGCATTTACTTTTTGCCTCTCTTCATCAAGAAGCTTCCGACTAAGTGCACAAAGGTTATGAATATACCGAGTACAACGAAGTAGACAAGGGGCGGCTGCATGAATACGGTCATCATATTCGTAAAGAATCCTGTAAATCCGCTCGACCCATTACCGATAATTTGACTGAAATTGCTTAAATCAGTTGAAATATCGGCACTCGCTGCAACCGCTGACGTAATAACTGTCATTACAGCTAATACGACGTATCTGTTAACATTCTTTTTGTATTCCATTTTTTCACCTCCTCATATCGTAAAAATAAGATTTACCTACCTTTTGTGCTAATAAATCCTCCGATAAGTAGAAACAATTTATAGAAAAACATAATACCAATAACTGTTACTATGCAGGCTAGCATATACAACAAATCAGATTGATAAATATCGGTTGGTGTACCCGCAATTAAAGGTATTACATCTAACATAGTATTCATTTAACCACCTCTTTATATATTATATAACATACAATAAACAATAAGCATACAGTAGATATTGTTTGTAACCAATAAGATAAATCACTACCATATACAAAAGTACATGTACCAACAAATTGATTATTTATTATAGTGCATGCATAATTTATAGTTGAGAAGTTGGTTTTAGTTAAATTAATTACAGGTACGGTAGTGCTAATATTATATCGAAAATTACCATTAGCTGCGGTAGTTCCTGCTTGTGTCCATGTTGAGGGTATTGCGCTTGATGCATACGAAACAGAACCAGGGACACTATTTATATAAGTGCCCGTAGTATCTGAATATACAGCAACGCAATATGTTGTTGTATTTACCATTGATACATTAGAAGCTAAAACTAAATCAGTAAAACCAATATGGGTTAAAGCCGTTAAAGTAGTAGACGATAACAATATAGAAGGCTGACCTCCCGAATGAGAATATAAACCATATTTTACTTTAGCATTTGCTCCGTATTGCGTAATGTTAAACGCAATAGAATCTACAGTCCCTGTATAATTATTCACGAAACAAGGAGAATAACTATTAGTAGCACCGAGATTAACAGGAGAGGTAGGATTTTTATTAACTTCCTGCGTTATAGCAGATGCAGAATTTAACACAAACAACATAGATATAAATAGTATATATACTTTCCTATTCATGGTTGTACTCCATACCAATCATAGCATAAAGACCTATTTATTACTTCTGTAGATGAAAAGTTAAATCTGTTTTCATATAATCCTATATAATAATATGTTACTCCATCTGTTAATACACCATTTGAAGTAGCTATATTATACAAAGATTCATTCAAAATTTTAACATCATGATTAGCTTGATATGTTGCTCCAATACCAACAGCGATTAAAAATAAGCCAATATATAATAATGCATTATTTACCATTATAATATATGGTTTATATTTCTGTATTATTGTATTTAATTGTTCTTTATTCATTTAAGTCCTCATCTGATTTGTAAGAATCTACATCTTTATTACTAAGATATTCTTCGAATCTTTCGTCCTCTGTTGTGGCTTTATCTGACCACTCTGCATCTTTACCCGATATTATTCTTAATACATACCATGCCATTAATCTTAAAAGAAGTATAGCAATTATAACGTCTAATATTGAAAAAGGAGCATCAAAAAAAGGTACATTATCTAATGATAAAAAAACCAGTCCTACACCAGTAGCAAAAAATGTAATTGTTGCTAAAAGATAAGTACCGTCATAAGTGTAAGACATATATAGCTCCTATAGTTTTGGCAGTTTAAACCCCATTATCTCAATACCGGCTAATAGGTTATAAATTCTCATAAATAATACCAAAGAAATACCTGATAATATTAGAGCAAAAACAGTAGCTGAATACTGATTAGCCAGAAAACTATCGTATAATAACCCAGTTAATAATGACGTTATAGTACTACCTAAAGCGTAGGTATCACTTATAAAAGCACCAATGGCATAAAATAAATCTATAACCCATGATATGTATGGATATATTGTGTTATATATAGCGTTACTTATTGGGTCTATTATACAATCTATATTTCCGTCTATAATACACATACTTTTACCTCTTCCATAAAATTAAAGATATTTCTAATGCAAATCCTAATATGATTAATCCCCATAATTTAGCAGGAATCATATTAAATATAGCGGGAAGAAAATAAGAATATACGCTTTTTGATTTTGTGTAGTTATAAGATACAATACTACCCGATATGTTACTTGATATGTTATGTATATCAATAAGTGTATCGTTTCCTAGTTCACTAAATCCACTAAGATTACCAGGATAAGACATATTACCGCTACCATTAAAAGTATTATTTCCTTGTGAAAGATTATCTAAATTACCTTCATTAAATGGAGACGGACTTGGGTAAGGAGTACCTGTAGGTGCTATAGTAGGCTGAGGAGAAGGAATAGGAATAGGAGTACCATTAGGAACTGGAGTGAAATTAGTACTACCATTTAAATATACATAATCTGAATCTAATATAGTACCATATGAATTATAATATAAATCGTTTACTATGTAACCAGTTAGCATAAGCTTTTTATCGGTAAAATTTATATTATAACCATTATCTCCCGCTAAGTTCAGAGCTAAATTAATATTTTGAGGTGTATCTAATGGAACATTCCAATGAGAATATAATACATATTCCCATGGATCATATTCTTCAGTACTATTATCCCATAGTCTAACAGTAGCAAATGCTAAGGGAGTGCCCCACCCCCAAGATACTTGTGTACCTGCATTGTAATAAAATGTAACATCTGTTGTATTCCAAACTGTATAATTAGGATACGAGGTATTAGGATTTAAAACAGCATAAGTATTTGCTAAAGGTTGAGGTATGTATTCTCCTGCATAACCATTATCGAACGATAATGAAGTACCTGTATATGTCCCTATAGTATTATCCACAGTCCAATCTATTTGATATGTGCCGCTATGTGGTGTTCTAATAGAAATGTCAAAATAATACATACCATTACCATAAGTATAATTATCTCCAATCCATGGAGGGGATTCTAAACCAGATGCAGCCTGAGGCATAGTAGGAGAGGGAAAATAGCTTGTATATCTACAAAAAGTTAAAGTCCAATCACATACATTTTGTTGATGTAGGGAAAACCTGGATACAACTCCTGTACTCCATAAAATATCATTTGGAAATACCCACGATCCAGAACCCAATTCTGTAGTTGGTCTTTTCCATACATTAGTAGCGGTATTTCCCCAACCACCTGTAGCTACATTTTGAACACCCCATAAGACTACATTTAAATTAGACGGAACTAAAACTTCTATATAATTAGGATTACTACTTATATTAGAAAAATTAAGTTTAAATCCATATTGAGTTGTTGTATCTGTGTGGTATGTCGTCGGATATTCATTTACGTCATGAAATGAATCATAAAACATAAATGAAATATTATAATAATAATATAAAGACGAATGACCACCAGATACAAAAGCAGACGTAGTATTATCTATAGAATATGTAATAGCTGTTGTAGCTTTAACAGGTTGTAAAAAAAATATAAAAATTATGACAACTAAAAGTAGTTTAAGTTTATTAACAGTCATATCCACACTCAAATGAATTAGAAGGATGTAATAAGATAGTTTTCAAAACTAATACAATTATTAAAAATATTACTAGTTTTAATAATCGTATGTCAGTATAAGGAGAATTATGGCTATATAGTCGGAATAATGATTTAGGTATAGAACGGAGTATATAGCAAGCCATAATTCTTAATACTATATACGCAGTCATAGTATATATATGTTCGCAGTCCTACGAACTAATAACCATCAGAACACTCCTGTACCTTCTAATCACTATCTAAACCTTCTCCTCACTCCGATTCACTCCTAAGAACTATCGGTAGGTATATATACTAGCAGGTAGAGA